TTCAAAATATTGAAATAAGTATGGAGCATAGTAGGGCATTAGGATAATTGGCGATCCCCAATTATCATATTCGTGACCTGTGTGTGCAGCTACATGATGTTGCGTCCCAAAAACAAGACCTGGCTTCTTAAATACTCCTCTATGAATATTACCTTCATTTTCAAATCTAAAATGACCATCTGTGCCTACAGGATGTCCATCATATTTTTCCATATACTTGTTCATTCCGGCACTTGTAAACACAGAACCAGAACCTTTACCATCTTCAAAATATTCAGATTCCATCATAAAATCTATTAGACTATCTTGCGTGTAATCCATATCAATTACTTTTAAATCAATGTCATGTTTTTTTGCAAATGCTTTTGTAAACTCCCACTCAACTTCACATATATGTCCGTTAAATGAATTTCTTATATGAACAAAGTCTGCACCAACATCTGCCCATTTAAATCCTAATGCTGCCGCATGAGAATCGACACCACCAGAAACAAATATTGCTGGTTTAAAATTTTCAGCAATAGCTTTGCATTGTCTAATTAGTGCATCTTGGTAAGTTGTTGGGTTATAATCTTTATAGGGATAATCTTTTATCAGCATCTCTGTAGTTGATAAATCATACATCAACCAATCATTATAAAACACTTATCACTTCTCCTTTAACATCTTCTGCAATTCAGCAGTACTCCCAATAAAGAGTGCATTTGTCACACTCTTTGGTGCGTTGTTAGGCACCTCTTTAAGTCTTCTCATTTTCTCTTGTAAGTCACCAAGTTTTTCAGTAACCTCTGCAACCTGTTTAATAAGGTTTCCGGCAACTTCATATGCTCGTGGATGGTCCGATTCTTTGGCGAGTTCCAGTATTCCTTCCACTGCATCCGTTCCTCTTTCGACCAAATTATAAAAGTTTTGTCGTTGATATTCATAATCTCTCTCCACATGATCAGTATTAGCGTCACCCCAATCTTCTTGGGATAACGGCATCACTTCTTGTTTTTTATTGTCAGTTGAAATTTCTTCTACTATACCTAATGCTTTATCAATTGTACTATTCATCTTCGCCTGTCACTGGATTAAAGGTTTTTGCATCACTAAAGAAAGATGATACTTCATTGAATCCAAAATCATCATCTGCATCAGCACTAATTGGGTCTGGTGTAACTGTGAGTCTTTGTTCTCTCTTTGGAGATTTATCTGGTAAATCAGCAAACTGATCAGCTTGAACAGTTCTAATAATATTACTGGAAGTAACAGGACCATACAAATAAAATTTACATGTAAAGTTCATTGTATATGTCAATGCTCTTCTTTGTTCAAAATCTCCCTCGTAACTATCCTCATAAGTTATACCATTTAAGATAATTGGAATATCTCTTTTGATGCCCATATCTGCCATATCGTTAACGGTGATAGTATAGTCTGGTTGAAAGTAAGGAAGAATTTGTTCTACAATTTGTAGTGCATCATCTGATTGCTTTGCCAGAATATATAACACAACATCCAAGTTGTAAGGCACTGGCATAAACTGGCTATCAAGAGACCTTGTTTTATTTCCTGTATTAACCTTTTTAAACTTTTGTACTCGGTTTAATTTTCTGGTAGAATCATAGGAAAGGTTTTGAATTTCAAAACCAATTCGTGGTAAAGTTACAGCTACCTTACTTGACAGATCAGCATCAGACCTAAGACGAACCAAAAACTTTTCTCTTGGACCATAAGCAAGAGGAACCTTCATAGATTGGACAATATTGCCAGAGCCATCTTTACGAACCAATTGAATATTATTAAATGTCGTTCCAAACGCTACGATTATCTTTCGTATTGTTTCGTGATAAAATTGCTGCCCTAACATTATGAACTACTCCCTACGTCACCAAATGGATTTCTTTCTGAGAAATCTAACACAGAATCATCAGCGTCATCAAACAACTCATTTTGTGCTGAAGTATCCACATTACCATCATCAGCTGTGCTTCCATCACCTAATATATAGTCTTCCTGTAATAAGAATTCTTCTGTCTCTGAAAGAAGAACACCGGCAGATGTTGTCATATCACTTGTTTCTAGTGCGACTATTTCGTCACCATCTGTATCTTCAGCATTTTCATATACAATTCTACCAATTTCATTCTCTAAGAATAACGCATCAATTGAAGCAGAATCTTGTTCCATTGTAAATTGTAATGCAAGAGTATCAGTTGATAACCCATCTTCAATCGCATCAATCGCAGAAATGTCTGTATCCAATACTTCAGAACTATAATCAAAGAGGCGACAACGCATCTTGTAAACTGGATTATTATCTAACTGAAAATATGGCTCATCATGGTCTACAAAATTAATTTGGAATAACTTTGATAGAATTGGATGAAAAATTAAATCTCCCTCTAATGGTCTATCAGAATCAGTTGCTGTTGCTTCTGAAATGATATACCCACTCTCGAACGATGCTGAAGCTTCAACTGTTGCACTATCTAGAGTTCCATCTTCCAATAAGATAGAACCACTAAGTGTATCTGTTCCACTCTCTATTGTAACCTGTTTAGTCAACTCTTGAAATCTAGTTTTAGCAACAACGAATGTTGCTTCACTTAAATTCTGTAGACCAAACTGATTCATAAGTTCTTTTTCACCACCAAATCCAGCTTCACTATTTTCCATATACATTTCAATCTTTGCTTGAGTATTAAATTTGGCAAGACTGTCCGTTCCAAGAATCGTATCCTCATTTACGAGTGTTCGATCTAGGTAAAAAACATCATGGCCATGTATCTGAATAGATTCGATAACCAAATCTCTGTACAGATTTTGTTCTGTAGATATGGCTGCTACATTGCTTGTGTGAAACGCTGAATTGACTGCCATGAGTTATCCTATCATATAATCAAGTGGTAACTCGTAAGCTAGTTGAATTTGTTCTTCCAATCTAATGATTTCCTCTTGTGCTTGTTGAAATATTGTATCTCCATTCATTGTTACACCACCCAACATGGTAACACCAGAAAACTTACTAAGGTTTGCTCCCCATTGCCTTTTGATAAGTGCAGTGGCATATCTTTTTAAATAGATATCATCAAATATATCTGTGTAAGATGTTGGGTCAAGTTTCCTGTAAGCTTCGATAACAATAAAGTCTCTATCAGGAGTTACATCATTTTCCCAATCCATATCAATATACAAACGATTTTGATGTTGATTGAATCTTATTGGTGTTTCTCCAACTAAGATATGTTCCAAGTAATCTAGATGTTTCATTGTCATGTCATAATGAATGACTGATTGTGAAGAAAGATCAAACAGGTCATTCAATCTTAGCTGATAACGAACATCAAACATATTCGCATTTCCACCTGTATTAGTAAAAGGAAAAACTTGAATAACAGAGACCACTGAGTCTGGAACAGGAATCCAGTTATTACCTTCTAACCAATCAGCAGTTACAGTGCTATCAATTTTATCTGTAGCAGTCGCAGTATCATTTGACCTTGCTCTTGTAACTTCAGCAGTTGTAATTAAATGCTTTAGATACATTTTCTCAACACCATCATAATGATATTGAGAAAAATATTGCAAAGCTTCATCTATCCGATCATCTGCTTGATCATCAGACACATTAATATCAATAACACCAAATCCAAGATTTCTTAGACAGTATGATTTAAATGTAGCTTTTGTCGTTGGTATAGCCATTACTTGTCTACCAATTGTTGCAAGAGATTTTTGATTTCATGTATCTCTGATTTTAAAGTATTTATCTCTCTGGTTGCGTTCCTAATTGTGTCTCGTTGTTCTTCTTCTTCTCGTTGTTTTTCTTTGACATTCTCTGCACGTCTTACTGCTTTTTCATATGCGCTTCTATTTCGATTTATAACAACGCCGGGAACATTAGAGTCTTTAGCTAAATCTGGTTCGCCTTCGACACGTTCGTAATTATCCATTACAATGCCAATGCTAATGCTCTAAAGTCACTAAGTCTTGGTATAGCAGATTGATTAGTGCTTTGCATAACAATTTTAATTGAGAATGAAATA